GTCCCGTATGACCTTTAACAAGGTGGTCGAAGTTAGCCTTTTGCAGGAACCAGGGCGCGGACGTCCTTTCTCCCGCAAAGATCCCCTTTCTGACGAGATCTTGCGCGATGGATACGTTGACGGCTTTGATATACCTCCACTGACCATCCGATTCGGACCGGCGGTAAGCGTGAGAATCGATAATACAGAAATCTCCGCTTCGATAGTTTTTACCTAACGAAGGTTCGAAACCCGACACCGAATTATACGCCCACCACTTATCATACAAATCTTTTGGACCAGCAAACACGATATCATCACCGTTAACGCGGACAGCACCATTCCAGGCATCAGAGACCGGCCTATCATAAGCGGCCAACCAGGTGCACAGATTCACGATACAAAGAATAGGGAAACTCATCGGAGATCCCATACTTTGACCATTCTTCTGGTCTCCTAGAAGTCGACGCTCCATGTCGGCCATCCCATCAGAACGCTTCACCTTCTCGGACCTGTAAAGTTGATGACCCACGAGGCACTTCTTACCCAGTTTATACAACCAAGCAGGAACACCCCCGTAAATGGCCAAACATCTCCAGGCGTACTTGGACATGTCTTTGTTGATTTTGTCAGTCGCCTTCGAAAAATCACCGCTAACATATTCCCAGTCACGAGGAAGCTCAGCGTCATCTGGAAAGACGCGTCTTATCTCCTCCACGCTGTCAGGCTTGCCAATAAAAGTAAAAGCCGGGACACGTCTCAGCATACGGTGCATCCATTTCTGAATACTCGTACACCGATACATTTCCACGGCCTCACTCATTAGTATCACCCGACATTTCAAAGGCTCGAGTATCGCAAACTGTGCAGCATGAAGCTTGCTCCCTAAACGGCTTCTAGCCACAGACGTAGTCCATGACTCGAAACTTTCGAGAAGTAGAGGCTCAATAGCACTGTAACGACACTCCCTGACTTCACCAGGTAGAGTTTCAAACATCCCGCCCAGATAGGTGATGGAAGATTCACCGATATGGGCTGGAAGATCATCTCCAACCTGTTCCGCCCAAGACTCCAACAGTTCCCCCAACTGCCCCCCCTCTGGAACACCCCGTTCCCAACAAGAGGAAGGCTTCGGAAAAACTCTTGAATCCTCGAACGGTCTCCGCTTGCAAAGAGAAGCGCAGAGAGAATTAATCCTCTCTTTGATTTTCTCTTTATAAGTGGGAAGAAGTTCCTGCTCTTCAGGACTCAGGACATACGACCCCCGACGACCATCAACTACCGTCGATACGGCAGTCTCAACAGGAGGGGTACAGAAGTTCTTTTCATGATCATTCAGCGTTGTTATAACAAAATCCCGTGGAGCCTTTGGCATACCATACTTGGAAAGTAGGATGTCTTGGGCTCGAGCGAAATCCTGTGATCTTCCCCGCATCAGACCTTGACAGACCTTATATACCCAACCCCCGGCAATGACCCCAGGAAGATCACCCTCCTCCATCACAGAGGGGGGACTGGGGAGCTCATTCTTCGTATGCTTCGCAAAGAGGAACGTCGTGTGGAATTTGAGCCACTGAATGGCCTTTCCCGCACAAAAGTACCTCGCATAGCGATTAATGAACTCCTGGCAAGGGTGGCCCTCGAGTGGATGCTTCTGAATGTAAGAATTCTTTCGCCTCGCGACCAAAGCGAGATAAAAGGTCTTCCACGCATTAGCAGCCCACTCGACGGCGCCCTTCCATGTCTGTACGATGTTCCGAGGACACTTTTGAAGTTTCGTAAGTTCTTCAAAGGGAGTTTTCGA